TTTATTTTCTAAAGGTTGTATATTAAATACAGACTGTAAAACACTAGGGTAATTAACACCATAGTATTGGTTTCTAGTCTCATTAGTATTATGTCTAAATACATTACCTCCTTTAAATGTATAAAAATAACTATTCATTCCTATCATCCAATCCGGAGCATAAGAATAAAAAGATGGAAACCCTTGGACTCCGGGGTCATATGATATAGTGTAATCTGAATTTGTTGCCATTTCTTTATTTATTTTTTAAGGACAATGAACGGTATCATCACAAGCATATGCTACTCCAGATGATATAGTTGCATTAAACCCACTAGTTCTCGTTATTATATCTGTTATTGTTGCACAACTTACTGCTCCTGAGCCGGGGTCTCCTATTTGATATTGAACAACATCACCTACTTCAAAATCGTAAGAACCTTTAGTAGCGGTCCATAGTTGACTTGTTGTACAATCTTGCATATTATAAGCATTACCTACACAAGTTCCTGTGCTTATAACAATACCATTTTGAACTTGTATAAAGCTTAAAGGATTTCCTGCTACATTTATAATACCATCTGCCGCAGGTGTTACACCATTTACATCAATAAATATCATATCATTAATTCCGGGAGCAGCAGCAGTTCCTGTTAAAGGAACGTGATAATAAGTTACAGAAGGATTAACTGTACAATCTTCAGCACTTAACACAACACTTCCTTGAAAACTAGTAAGTGCCGTAGGACAAGTAATCCCAAGAGACCAAGCAGTATTTCCACAAGGTCCATAAACTTGTATTTGCATAATATTTGGTGAACCTGTAGGTTTTGGTATTACCATCTTACAAGCACCCGGTGATGCAGCAGTTAATCTATTTCCTATAGAAGTAATAGTAATCGTTTGTGTGTTTCCTGTAGAAATAAATTGACCTCCTAGATATTCACTTTCGGCTAAACTATAAGTTCCTTCAATATTATTGTTAGAACCACAATTACCTTGACTTCCGGTACGACCAATAAAGGTAGGAACAGTAACATCAGGAGTTCCTCCATTGTTTGCTTGTAACACACCCTCAGTTGGTGACACTAACTTATTATAATTTTGACTATTATATGTTACTATAATTCCGTCAGGAATACTTGCAGGATTAAAAGTAATTATTGCTGCTCCTACATCACTATTTGTTCCTCCCAAATCAATATCAAGAATAAAGCACCCTTGATTTTCACTTGCACTAATTGTACCATCACAAGGTTGAGCACAAGTTACACAAGTTACTCCCGGAAGAAAACTACAATTAACTAACTCTCTTGATATAACACCATCAGAATAAAATCCATCTGTTGCACAAGTAGTTAATCCAATATCAGTAAAAGCTGATGTTGAATTTGTTAATGTTGTTCCGTCTAAATAATAAGTTGCCATAATTTAATTTTATATTTTAACAGGAACCTCCTGTGCTTAATGAATTTAATCCTTGATTTACTGTGCCTGTTTGTGCACAAAATGTTTCTTGGTCATAACCACCTACTCCACCTATAGAGCCTCCTCCTGAAGTTCCATCACAAGCAGTATAACTATATCCATTACCTGTTGGAGAACTAGTGTAAACAGTGTACTCTGTACAAGTAACTCCGGTTCCGTCAGATATGTTACAATGTGTTGTGTCTCCACATACATAAGATGCTCCTGTACCATATAGTGATGCAGTTGGAGTTAAGGTTGATGCTGCTATAATTTCACCACATCTAATAAATCCACCTTGAGTAAGTTGATACTGAACAACATCTCCTACAGAATAAAGACTATTAGGGTCATTAATTATTCTTAAATCTCCTGTATCACAATCTGATAATCCCCACTTACTTCCGGTGTTGCCTGTGTCTCCACATTCACAACAAGCTATTGTTGCACTTGCACCGAAACATAAATCAAGAGGTGTACTTGTTCTATAATCCCAAATCAAATATAAAAACTCTCCTGTATTAGGCATAGTAAAGTCAGCCGTGTATGCAACATTACCATTAGTAGGCACGTTGATAGGTGTGGCATTATTTGAGGCTGCTAATAAAGCACCAATGTCTGCTGAATTGTTATTATATACGGTATCACTTCTTAAATATTTAAAATCATCTTGAGCAATATCAAAGACATAATTGTCACCTGAAAACTTGTTAGACTTCATAGTAATTGTAGAACCATTAGTCGGTATAACACCACCTCCTTGTGGACCTGTTATAATTTCAAATAATGAAACCACAGGGTATGTCCCTGTTGCAAAAGTAACTGCTTCACTCTGTAAAGGAGATTGGAATGTACCATCTACCCAACGATACTCATCGTGAATTGTTAAACCTGCATCATTGTCACTGCTTAAGTGAATTAACTTTATTGTAATAACATCGGCTTTTGGACAACTTACTGTAAGAGTAATTATAGCAGAGCCTGTAGTTCCTAAATTTAATTTTACTTCATCAACAAGTATTTTGTTTTTATTAAAACTTAATTTACCACTTGTAGTTACATTTCCTGTAGTAACAGTATTACCATCATAAAGTGCAGAGATATTAAATGTTCCTGTAAGTGAAGCAACCGTATAGTCTATATCTACAACTCCAACAGTTTCACCCACATCTACGCAATAACTGAATGTAGATTTTTGATTAACTAAATTAATCTGTTGTGTAATTCCACATTGATTACATTCAATAGGTAATGGTATTGGTCTTTGGTTTGAACTTAAAACATATTCATTCATATAAGTGTCATACCCACCTAGCTTTTGTGTACCTAAAGAATAATTAAATAAATCTCTAAACCAAGGTCTCATCCCTTGTGCAGATATTGCAGTTATTCTATCATTCTGTGCAGAAGTTCCCGTTAATTGTAACACAACTCCTCTTTTTCCGTCTGTAAAATACTTGTCAGGTCCCCACTGAGAAAAGCTTTCAGGATTAAAACTAATACCATACTCTTCTATTCTAGCTAGTTGTGTTCCTAAAACTTGAGGCACAGATGTAAGAGAATCACCTCCACCTGCATCAGAAAGTAAATTCTTGCCTGATAATACATAAGATATCTTATCTTCTTGTAAAGTAAGAACATCTGTTTCTCTTGCAAAAAGTTTCATTACAGGACCAAAAGATTGTTCTAATGGTTTAAAATTTAATAGTCCTGCGTTAAATTCATTTAACTTATTTACATTACCCTCTTCATTATATATACCACTATAAGTAATATCAGAAAATCTATGTTCTGTTTTATAATCTTGAACTGTTGTAGTAAGTGCTCTATTACCTAATACTAATTCTTTACCAATTATAGAGTCTTGAATTTTCCAACTTTCTACTCCATTACCAAAAGCATAACAATTAAAAAATGCCGTTTTTACTATAGCAGGAATGTTAGATGCAATTACTTGATTTTGCTCATTAGCTTGATGTTCTCCAAGATTGTTTATTGGGTATGATTTAGAACTTTCATACCATATGTTTGGAGCAGAATCTAAAGGTTTTGACTCAAAAACAACTGTTCCGCTTGACCTAATAACTTCTATATCTACTCTCGCACTAGCATTCTTTTTATTACCTCCATATCCTAAAGAAGATTTAAAAACAAAATAGCTTCTTCCACCTGTTGTATAAAAGTTAGAATAAACTTGACCTACACTACAAGGTCTACTAGTTCCGGGTTGTAAAGTAGAACTATAATTAGGACCGTCAACACCTGTTCCGTCATCGTTTGCAAGTCCTTCTAAAACACCTGCTATATTATCACCTTCAAACCAAGCTTTAAAATTAGGGTAATCTTGAGAAACAGTAAAATTAGTGTTAACTTCCCAAAGCTTCTTACCTACATTTCCAAATAGTGAATCTTCATTTCCTCTTCTTTTACTCCTTAATACCATTTTTACTTTAGTTCCTGCCGGTAAAGTATAATCAATATATGACCCCGGATTTGCAGGGTCTTCTGTATCAACAGGATATTGTATGGTTCTACAACTAGAACCCTTACTATTCATTTCTCCATAAGCTACAACAGGCAAGTCTCCTACTTCAGTAGAAAAATTGTTTGCTCTTAGCTTCATATATGTTCCTGCAGGTACGGGTATTTCTGTACCATTAACATCAACCGGTGGAGGGTCTAAAAACTCTTTTGTCTTAGCATCTTTTTCAAGAACGGTTGTAAAAGTACAAGTATCTAGTGGACCTTGTGTATCTGTTTTTACTATTAACTCGTCACCAAGTTCAATTTTTTGTGAGTTCTGCCCTTCCAATAAAAAGTAATCTGAACCTGATGCAGGGTCTCTAAAAAAGAATTGTGAGTATATAGTATTAAAATCTTGCTTATCAGGTTTAATACAAAACTTGTATCTAGTCGCCCACTCCGGAGCAATTTGACTTGTTGGTATAGTAACTTGTATTTGATTTTTAAATTCAGATGATGAACAAGGGATACTAACAGTGTTGTTTAAACTTACCTGTGCAGATGTTGCTCTATTGAACTCATCCATATATACTATAGCTATCTCATAACCTCTATTACTATGTAAGCTAGAAGGTTGTCCTATATCTTGAAAAACAACATCAGATAACGTAATCTTATAATACTCAAAAACAGTTTGAGTAGGTGCAGCTACATCGTCAACAAAAGACATTGCCGGTAACTGAAACTTTATTACACTTGAGGCAGGTGTAGTAATAATTTCTATAGCTTGATTAATTGCAGAAATTCCACTTTGAAATTTAAACATTCCTGAAAGTTCGTTTGAAATAACACAATTGAATAAATCAGTAAGTGTAAGTCCATTACAAGAATCAGCAACGGTTTGAATATTAGTAGCAACTCCTACTTTTTCTGAAAAATCTACAGAAGATGCTAAATCAAAAACAGATGCAAAACCTTGTGGCAATATATACGAAAAATTAATTGCTTGTTCCTGAGTAGTGTCAACAGGAAATGGTGCTTGACCTGTCCAAGAACTATGCTCGAACCTAATTAATATATTAAGTATGGCTCCTTGAATAAGGTCTTGCCCATCCAAATCAACTTCTAAAACACTCTCTGCTATAGTCTGACTACCATTAATGGTATAGTTCCCTGCAGTCAAAACTCCTTCAAGTTGGTTTCTACCTATCTCTTCAGACGTGGTAGTTACACTATATTCAAACTTAGTAGGTACACCACCTCTTTTTAAATCATATTGCTCATAATAATTTCCATACATTAACCTGTTGCCCATCATTGTTTGAGCCTGTGCTAAATGCGGAACATTATCATATAGTCTTAAAATTTCAGACGATGGTAGTATTGTAAATATTTTACTATTGTTAAATACAAAAGTATAATTTGTGTTATCTGCTAAACCTTGGTTTACTTTGTTAAATGTTTCGATAACTTTAATAATCGAACTATTCATATCTTTAAACAAAAGGTCTACCTCTTTTACTAATGGTCCTCCTGAGTTGTAAACCACCTCAGCAGTGTTAGTGCTATTAAGCATACCTTGATTTAATGCAGTTGCTATGTCATACCTAAATATGCTAGGAACAAAAGATGGGTCTGAAAACTGAGAGGTTGCTGAATACTCACCATCCTGATATTTATATCTATAAGCAAATGATATAAATCTATCTTCTAAAAAGTTGTCTTGACTAGAAGTTGCAACAGGTGTAACTGTTGGAGAAGTAGTTGGTGGTTTTTTTATAACTAATATTTCTTCATAAGTAAAACCATCTACACCTGCAACGGGATTTCCATAATCATTTCTTACATTAATTTGTCTTGGAGGATTAAAATTATCAGTAAAAAATAATAAGTTTTCTACCTTGTTAACTCCTGTGATTAAATAATCAGGGTCAAAATTTAATGTGGTTTTTGTAGCATCATTAGGGTCTCCTACACTAATGACGTGATATGTTAGTAAACTTAATTCAGTGTTATAAGAAACAACTAAATCTACAATACCTGCACTTGTTCCACTTCCTGTAAAAGCAGGGTCGTGTACAAACCAATATATAGTTTCAAAAGCACCGTCTTCAAATGCTCCAATACATTTTGCAGTAGCACTTAAGTCTACTCCTAAAAACTGAAGCTGAGTTAATCTTTCGTTACCTTTTGAATTTTCTACTACTCCTATCTCTGACCCTTCGGTAGAACCCATACGAATATTTAATGCATCAACATATTGCCCATCAGGGACAAGACGTTCATCCACCATCTTATTCATTTTACCTTGAGTAAAATTTCTAGTTACATTTGCCATATTATTTTAACCACTTATCTCTACCCCTTAGATTTTGTAGCAGTCTTCCGGGATGTATATTACTAATTCTAATTTTTGCATTTCTCAATAGAGCAGTTCTTTTTTTCCTAAGTCGTGTTACAATGTATTCTTGTACACCTACTTTAGAGCCTAGAATAGCAAACTCTATTGCTGCATAAATATAATCTTCAAATAATTTATTTACAGTTATAAGACTGTCTTTCCCATTTTCCATCCCGTCTGAAACATATTCTAAAACACATAACTCATTTGCCATTCCTGAACTAAAATTAATAACACCCCCTTTAGGGTTTATTTTAAATGTTGGATTAGCATTTGCAGTTTCTGTATTTAAACCATAGTTAGCATTTATTCCGTATTCAAAGTACCAACCTCCATCATAACAATACCCTTCCATATTATTGTATGGGGAGTTTTGATTTAAGTATATAGACCTTTTTCCTCCATAGATTCTTTCAAAATCTATAGTAGAATCTTGTGGACTTAATGCATTACCATCTAAATCAAATAAAATTCTACATTCGTTATCTTGTAAATAAGCACTTGACCAATTGGTTTGAATGTTTTCGCTAAGTGGATATAAAAGACCATTCTTATACATAGAAATTCTAACCCAATTAACATAGTCTGAAGGCAATACATATCTTAATGTATCACAAACACTTAATTCTAAAATTTTTATTTCTTTAAAAGCATCATAATTTAATTCTTGAATTGCTCTTTTAGCGTGAAATAGAACCTTATATCTTTCTTCATTATTTACTATACTATGGTTTCCTGTATACATCAACATAAAATTGTTAACGATATCTTCTAAAGAAACGTATTGATACGAACCCCAATTTTCATCTTGAGGGTTTGCACCTCCGTTTTCATAATACTGATACTGTGATATATATGCCATAATTATTTTTCTTGTTGATTACTTGCTGCCTGTGATGCACCTGCAAACTGAGTTACTTGTATTTCTCTAATACTCATACCTGCATACTCAAGTATTTTCATTACAAGATTAACCTCATCATCATTTGGCAATTCAAAATCTTGGTAATCTGCAGCCGAAGCATCGAATGCAGGTTCTCCATTAGTTAATGTTAGATACGTCCACTTAGGTACAAAAGGGAATCTAATATATTGAGACACAACTTGACCTATACCATCTACACTATTTGGAAACACTTCTGCTAACAAAGAGTTTTGTATATAAGCAGGATATGTTAAATTAGGTTTAGTCAGTAAAGAGTTGTTTAGCATTGTTATTTTAGAATGCGTTACTTTTTCAGCTTCTTTAATATCATCTGCTGAATAAATATTGTAAGTCTTTCCAATTGCATTCCAAACTTGTAATCCCGGTGTTATTGCAACTATCAGTTGTGTTGCACTTAATATCGAAGTGACTACAGTATTGTATGTAACACCACTTGTAACCGTTGAGACAATATCTCCAACGCTCACACCAAGTGTTATAAAATCTGCCGTAGCATCAAATACACCTACACCACCAC